GTTAAGTAAGAAGCAATTCCGAACGGCTTGGAACGGGATAATGGTCTACACTGGCATTGTGTACCATGAGAATGGTACTGGACTTAAAGTCACTCAGCGCCAGTGGGATAAGGCGGTATCCGCAATTTTGCGAAAACCCCTCGAGCGGCGCGCCCAAGTAATAGGCGTGTCCGCGGTCGACCAATCTCCGTTCTTCGTGGACACGACAGTGTCGGCCACGACTGGTAGTGCTTTAATAGACTATCAGCCCTCTCCATCACGAAGAGCGCCTAAGGGTTTTCGAACAGTTCCGGAGATTGAGGGGGTTGTGGATTCCCTGCAACTCCTTGCTCGTCGGCCCTTCTGGGCTGCCAAAAACTGGGACATACTCCAAGGTGTGGCACGAGGTCTTGAAGACCGTCTGGTACCTGACCATTGGTTAATAGGTCACCAGAGAGGGGGTGTCTGGCCCTCGGAATTACCTGATATGGGCCTCATCAGCCTGATTCAGGAAGGTGGGTATAAACTGCGTTTCGCAGCTAACCCTTACCGAGTTTACCAATGTGCTTTGCAGCCATTGGGCCAGTCTCTCTTCCGCGCTTTGAGGAAGGTTAAGAACGACTTTACGTTCGACCAAACAGCGGCTATACCTCTAATCCAGAAATGGTTGGGGGAAGGCCGACCGGCGTGTTCGATGGATCTGAGCAATTGCTCAGACAACCTCCCTCTCCAGCTGCAAACTCAGCTGCTGGAGAAGTTGGGAACATCGAAGCGGTGGATCCAGTTCTTTTGGGAGTGCTGTCGGGGACAGTGGTTCACTGCCCCGTTCGGCCAGCTGATGGAGATCAACTGGACGGTGGGCACTCCGTTGGGACTTTATCCCACCTTCGCATCCTTTGCGTTGCTGCATCATTCCTTGATTCAGTGGTGCTTCCAGGAGAGCGGAGTGGTCCCGACGGAAGACGGCTTATTACCCTACGTGATGGTGGGTGATGATGTCGTCATAGCTGACCTAGAAGTAGGTAAGCTATACCGGAACCTAATGGAAGACCTTGGGGTCCCCATATCAGAAGTGAAAACTCTCTGGTCAAGGACAACCGCCGAGTTCATCGGTAGGGTGATCACACCTAACAGTGTGACTCAGGGATTTAAGTGGAAAGGCCGGATAAGCGATGAGTCCTTTATGGACTTTTTGCGCCAATTCGGTCCGAGTGCGTTGATGTTACTCACGCCTCGCCAAAAACGGGTCGTCGCCTTTGTAAGCGACCTCCCCGAACCCTATGGGCTCGGGTGGAACCCGTTCGGAATTCCTCTGAGTGAACGACTAACGCCACTGCTCGAAAGGGTGTGGTCACGTGATGAACGTGTAAGGACGTTTATGAAGAGATCCGCGAGGGCGAACCGCCTTTTATACCATGGTGAGTATAGTCGGGCTGTCCGCGAATACCTGCCAGAGGGGTGGAGACACCCCGAGGACAGCACTAGCGCGGATTTCCTATCTTCCGACCTGGAAGATTGGGGGTTGGTTCAGACACTGTTGCCAGGCTTGGAAGACCTGGGACCAGCTGTCTGGTCTAACATTCCGGATGTAGTCCTCGCTAGAGGCCTGCAGCCGGAAGCCCGGGACGCGTACACAGACATGCTTCGGCGCGTTTCCTATGTGGAAACACACAAGGAAGCATCGGCCCTGGTTATCCTGGAGAGAAAGATACGTGAGGTGCTCCGCAAGGAGAAATTCCTACGTGTGGCAACACCGTACGCCTCTCAGTCCTAATCCATGGAGTCAAAG